GTTGCATGAGCTTAATATGGAAGCAGCTCAAATAAACGCACAGAGGGACTATGCTGGGGAAGTATCCCAATTTGCAGGAGCTAAGGAGGCTGGTGGTAGGGCTGCTATTGGTTTCCCTAGCTGGACAATAACACGGGGAGGTATGGCACATAGAGGTGCTAGAGCAGGCGGTAAGCTTACGGGGCAAGTAGCAGGTGGGGGTCCAGAGAGAGACAAGAAGCCCCCAATACCAGAGTGGATGGAACAGTATTTTGCCAGAGAGGGGGAAGAACCTTTTATCCCACTAGGAGCGCAAACTGAACTAACTACCAGCCAGCTACAGCAAATGGCTGGTTACATGGGTTGGGCTAAGGCTGGCAAGCCAGAGACTTACAGTAAGGGTTATGTGCAGGAATTACAGAACTTAGGTAGCTGGTGGGAGGAGTACAGGCGGAAAAGTATGAAGGGGCAACCTTCTGCTGCTCCTGTACCGAAGGCTACTTGGCGAGCGACATCCCAATAATAAGGAGGCAATTATGAATTATAGGAAAGTTAACGAGGAATTGGCAGCAAGGCTCTTTTGGGAAAAACATCCATGGGAACTCAATTCCCATCAAGGTACTTGGAGTGAAATGGGGGAATGCCAGGCTAAATATAGACGGGAGGCAGCCAAACTCTTGAACGGGTAATATAATGGGAGTTAATTATGCCAGCTAAAAGTAAAAAACAATTCAAGTTAATGAAAGGCATTGCCGAGGGTGGAATTAAGCCACGCAAAGGCTTACCTTCCAAGAAAGTAGCTAAAGAGTTTGTGAAAGGGCAATCCCCAAAGGGTTTACCGACAAAGAAAAAGAGGAGTAAGTAAAATTTCACTGAAATGGTACGAGCAGGCCAATATTATAGAAAGCGAGGCTAATAAAACAGCCAAGAAGGCACAGGACGCTTGGTATGCTGTCCAGGCAGACCAAGAACGCAGAGCAGCAGAGAGGGCAGAGGAAGAAGCTGCTCACAAGCAAAGGCGTATCAATATGGCACAACAGCTTAACAGAATACGCCTGAAGCAGAAAGTAGCTGATTATGCCAAAGAGCGTGGTGTCAGGCTGTCGCCTAGTGAAATAGCTGCTGGCGTGGATAGGAGAGTTAACCTATTTAGTGTTATAGATAAGGCTGCTACTCAGGCGGAGATTAACGCCAGTATAGAGGCTGAGAGAAGGCAAGCAGAAGAAGCAAAGCGATTACTCGATGAGGCTACAGAATGGGCTAAATATAAGGTTAGGCAACAAGAAGACGTGTCATGGGGTGATTATAGCCCTGCACAGCAAGAAGCACTTATTCAAGGTCAACTTGAGAGAATAGCTAGGCAGAGGGCTATGGATGAGCAGGTAGGTATTACTACAGATGAGCAGGGTAATCTTCAGGAGACAGCCCCTACACTTCCAACAGCAGAACCTATTAGGCAACCCGTAACGTATCAAGGGACAGTTCCGTATCAAGATATAATGGCGATGGGTGTTCCTCCCAAAGGGGGTGTAGAGGAATTTAAGGCAGGTTGGGAAAGGGGTATGGTTACACCTACTAGGGTGGCATTATCATTTGAGGCTGGTGTTGAAAGAACGTATGAGAGTATAGGAAGTGCTCTTAAATGGATGGGTGCTGAGAAAGCAGGGGAGGCAGTTACTAAGTTTGGGGCTAAAATGGATACAGAAGCCCCAGTATATGAGAAAGGTGATGTTTATGAGTTATTAGACCCCGATTGGTATGCTACTCAGGTTGCTAGTGCTGTTCCGTTCTCATTGTCATTAGTGCCGTTAATGGTGCTAGGTGGCGTAGGTGGTGGTGCATTGGCAGGAGCATTAGGTTTTGGGCAAATAGGGCATTGGTTATTAACAGCTCTAGGTGCTACAGCACTAAGTAGACCAGCAGAGAGTGCATTGGAGGCTGGGATAGCCTATCAAGAGGCTAAGAATAGAGGCATGGATAATCCCAAGGAAGTTGGGGATGAGGTATTTCGTAAGAATTTAGCACTAGCTGGCTTGGATGCCACGGAAATAGCAGTCGCTTTAATGCCTACGTCTAGGTTTCTCCCTAAGAAATTAGTATCTAAAGGATTAGTGAGACTGGCAACAATCGCTGGCAAGGTTGTCGTTGTTGGGCTTAGTGAGGGTGGTGAGGAAGTATATCAAGAGATGGTATCTGCTAAGGCTTTAGGTGATGAGTTTTACTGGAATCCTGAGAAGTGGACACCTGAGACAGCAGAGTCTTTCCGTATAGGAATGATAATGGGTGGTGCTATGGGCTTGGCGGGAGATGTAATAGCTAATGTTAGCAATAAAGCTAATATGGCATTGCCAGAGAATGTAGCTATTAACGTAGAGGAATCTCCAGAAGCACAGATAGAAGCATTGAATGAGTTAGCCAAAACAGAGGAAGGGGCTAAGATTATTCAAGATGCTATAGCAGAAGTGAAGTCTGAAGTTACCCCAGTAACTGAGACAGCAGTACCTGTTACTGAAAAGGTTACAGCTGTTACCCCAGAGGTTACAATTAAGCCAGGGGTTAAAGTTACTAAAGACCCGTGGCAGATGACACAAGAGGAATGGGATAGTTTAACTCCAGAAACGAAAGCGACTTTTGCTTACCAACCTACAGGAATCCAACCATATCACTCTAATTTCCATCTAATGCAAGTTATTGATGCAATTAGAGCTGGTGAAAATGTTCCTCAAGAAGTAATAAATTCTTTTGGTGAAAGCACAGCGATGAAACGAGCTTTAAAAGAAGCTGCAGCAGTAAAACCTACTGCACCTGTAGCAGAACCTACTGCAATACCCAAAGAGGGTAAGATAATACCCAAAACTAAACCTATTATAAAGGCTGAAGTTAAGCCAAAACCAGCAGAGTTATCCAAGAAACGCCAAACTATCATGGCAATAACAAAAACAAAGGGGCTTCCTAAGAAGCAATTATTTGATATACAGAGAGAGGTAGCGGGCAAGAGTGATAAGGGCAAGCAGTTACCATTCCACTTGACCAAATTAACGCCAGTACAATTAGACTCAGTATTAAAGAAAGTAGAGGCAGCCAGACCTGTTACGATAAAGAGCAAAAGGGTTATCACCAAGAAAACAGAGAGGAATATCCAGAGTCTAAAAACAAACCTTACTGCTGCTGGCAAGATGAATGATGCACATTTCAACCGCTTTGTAGAGATATTGAAGTTGCCTACTGTTAAGTATGAAAGTGCTAGTAAGTTTATTACTGAAGCACAGGGCAAGGACTTAATCCGCACACTACTCAGGGAGTCTGAGTTTGTTGGAGAGGAGATAGCAACCGAGAAGGCTGTTAAAGCACGCCCTGAGATAGCTGGTGAAGTGGACAAGATAGGCAAACGTGCATCTCGCAGGAAAGCCATAGAAGTGCAAGGGAAGCCAGTTGTGAGAACTAACCCCTTGTATGATGCTGAATACTATGGGTATGAGATACAGGCGAAAACAGGTGTGCGGATTGGGGATGCCTTTAACATCTTAATCAGAAGGTATAATGAGGCAAACTACAAAGTAGATGTACTCATAGAGCGATTAGTAAACTCCACACCTGCTTTTAATACCATTGCCAGTGATGATGTGGCGTTAAAGCGTGTTGAGGATTACCTTGCATCGAATGAGGGATTGGATGTAGAGATGCCAGAGGGTATCACGCCAGACGAGATTAAGTTGGCCAAGGAAATGAGAAGCCACTTTGAGGGGTTTAGAGATACTGTCAGATTCTTGAAGTTCTGGGAAGCGTATTATACTTATAAGGGCGACACCAGGAAGATGGTGGATAACCTCATTCCTGATGCTCCTGTTACAGACTTGCGTAAAGCTATAGATATTTATGAGAGCAAGGGGGAAGATGCCCTAAGGACATTCTTGAATACAAAGGACTGGGGTGTAATCAGGAGTGGGTATAATCCATTGTCTGTTATCAGTCCTAAGATGTATTTGCACAGATTAGTAGCTACTACTTTAGGTAAGGGGCATATTCAGGTCAGGAAAGGGGCACTCTATCAGGCTGATGATGTTAATATCCTGCATAGGTATAGGCGTTACATAAGGCAAATATCCAGTCTACAGGAACTGCAATCCCCGATAAGGCATTTCATAGATTCATTTGAGGAAGCTGCCAAACACATGGTAAATCCTAGAGTGGCTGGTGGTAACTTTGCGAGGGCAATAAACCAAATGAAGGGATATAGAGAGGATGGTGGCCCTATTGCCCAAATTCTCCGTAGGCTTTACTCCCAAACTGCTGCTGTAGTGTTCTGGCGACCACACTTGGCTGTCAGGAATATAATGATACAGAACTTAGGCTTTAACCCAGACAGGCTTGATATGTTTAAGCTGTCCACGTATAAGCCTTTATCTGGACAGGACTTAATTTACTTCAAGACATACATTGACCAGACGAAGGGTATAATGCACGACTTACTCATGGCTTCAGAGAGACCCTTCATGGGCTTAGGGCGTCTTGTACGCTTTGCTAGAAAGACCAGTGGATATTCATTAAGTGATAAGGTTAACCGCATGTTAGCTTATACAATGCGTAAGACTAAAGTATTAAATGCCCTTGAGCAATATAAGTCCGATAAGGACTTTCCAAGATTATTAAACGATTCAGGGCTTCATGATTTAACATTAGAGCAACAGCAACATGCCCTTAAATTACTGGCACGTGATAAGGTGGACTACAATGTACCTGGGCTTGATTCTACCAGTGGTGAGGAAGCCTTTGCCAGATACATGGCAGAGAAACTTGTTAAGTCAATACACTTCACTTATGATAGGGCATTAAGGGCACCAACAGAAGTTGGGCCTACAGGGGAAATTGTAGGCAACCTAATGGTCTATCCACGTAGTTACTTCCAGAGGCTTTACTTACAGGCAAGGAAGTTAGACCCGAACGTACGAGCAACGCAGGCCGAGAAGTTGCATGCTGCGAGGTCAGTTGTCGAGATGGTGGTCATCGGGGCGTTAGTAGGAGAACTATTTAGGAGATTAACTGGCTTAAAGAAGAACCCTGGCAATCCCATAAACATACTTACATGGACACCTGGGGGTTTAATGCTAGGAGCAGCCATCAACATCTCTAGACTTGTTGGTGATATATTCATGGCTATTACTGGTGATAAGGATGCACAGGGCAGACTACCCACTGAGATACCGCTTGTAGCCGATGTTGAGTTGCCATTCTATAAAATAATAGTGCAGGCAGCAGAAACTATAGCAGGAAAGAAAAACATTGACAGGTTATTCTTACGCCATATAAGGGCAATGATAGACAAGGAATATAAAGTCAGGGAAGATGCGTATAATATTGACCGTAACTTTGTAGAGATGATGCAACATGCCTTGTTCGGTGGTGAGCCATCGGAAGAAGCCTTATTAGCAAGGGAAGAAAAGAAGGCAAAAGATAGCTTTCTTGATATGCTGGCACAGTCTGCTTATGACAAGAATTTCAAAGACTTGAGTGATGAGCAGAAAGATGCTATTCGGGCAATTTGCCCAGAATAATTATCATTGTCAACAAAACTATTATTATTGTCAACTAATTTGTTAGATTGCGTGCTTGTCGAGGCACGCTTTTTATATACTCGAAAGCATTAACAATGCGAAAGGAGGTAAACAATGGCAGACGAGGAAACAAAGGTAGAGGAAGTGCAGGAAACTGCGGAAGCTCCACCAGAAGTATCAATGGAGGATATAAAGGCACAGCTTGAAGAAGCACGTGGTCAAGTATCTGAAAGGGATACTCAAATAGCAGACAAAGATGCCAAACTAAAGGGACTCAGGCAATCTGCTGCCAAACACTCTGAAAGAGAACGAAAGCTCACGGACACGCTGGACTCGATAAACAATAGGTTAGACTTGAGTGAGGAACAAGGTGCTAGTATTCTGGATATATTAGAATCCCAGAATGAGGGCACATAGTCAGAAACTAGAATTACAGAGAGCCGAGAGGGGAAAAGCCAAGACTGAGACCCCTTCTGACCCTGCTGTGACTAAGTTTGTTAATTATGTGGATGATAATGACCTAGAACGTGACAGTGTACTTGTCCGAGAAGCTGCCGAAGGCCGTACCCCTACAGAAGCCTTAGACTACTTGCGGGATAAACTAAAAGCCCAAAAAACATCTACGGATGAAGCGAGAATAGCTAAGCTAGTAGAGGAAAAAGCTAAGGTAGTGGTAGAGCAAAGACTGAAAGAGAGTGGTTTGACTAGCAAAGGTGCTGGAGGCCCGAATGCTGCAACATTAGATGACAAAGCCTTTTTAGAAAGTTTTAGTAAGGGAGAAAAAAACAACCCTGAAGATTTCAAAAGGGCTGCGGAAATCGTTGCAAAATAACAATAAGGAGTTAACAAGTGGCAAGCGGATATACAACCACGACTGCTCTTGCTGATAGTTTACCTACTTTAATAGCATCAGCAAGAATCATAAGAGAAAATGAGGGTGTTATGCCCCAGTTAGTGGATAAGGTTACTCTGGGTGAGGGAGTAGGACTATCTTGGAATGAGATTAGCCTTGCACAACTTACAGCCCAATCGGTAACTGAGACCACTGAACTGAACAACCCACAGCAAATCTCCGATACTCTCTTTACAGTTACTCCCTCTGTGATAGGAATTCAAACTCTGATTACAGATAGGGTAGCTGCGAGAATATCAAAGAACGCTTATGCCAAAATAGGTGCATTAGCACAGAACGCTATACAGCGTAAGAAAGACGAGGATGGTTTGACTGTTCTAGATGGCTTTGGTCAAGGACAGCCCGCTTCTGGTTCTTCTACTCTAACTAGCGGACATATAGGTGCTGGTGTTGCTTATATCAGGGGAAACACAACCGAGCCAGGCCCCGACCCAATTAGGGTAGTTTTACATGGCTACCAGTTAAAGGATATAGAGGATGAACTCACAGCGGGTGTAGGAACTTATCCTGTAGATTCTGGACTGACAGCCAGGGTATTCAAGGAAGGATTCAGGGGTATGATAGCTGGTGCTCAGATATATGAAGATGGCAATATCTCTATATCAAGCAATGAAGCTAAAGGTGGTGTGTTCTCTGAGCAAGCGATAGTGCTGGTTCAAGGTAGAGCACCAAGGGCAGTAGCAGTAAGAGCCGAGGAAATCGGTGGCGGTGCTACTAAGGTTTACCATTACGACGAGTATGCTTATGGGGAAAGGTGTGACCACTGGGGTTACGAGATTTTAAATGGTCTGCCGTTAGTGCAAATTAACGGGCAATACGGGGTGAATTGCGGGAACTCTAAGGGCAAAGCCTATGACAATCCGCAGCCTAGCCTAATGAATGACATTAAAGTAATTAGGAAGGTTCACAGACTAGAGGTTGAGGAGTCTACCAATAAGACCTCAAATAGCGCCCCGCATCCAGTAATGGATGAAGAGATAGTCGGAGCTAGAAGGAAACTTCTGGATAACTTGCTACAGCGATGCAACCCAACCCACGAGCTAACATTCGCATAGCAGCTAGAGGCTAAACCTGCTCTAGCACAATAGCGGGTACGTAGTATCTA